AATGTAATGTTTATTAGTGGCATTGTTACACGGGGCGATATGGCAACAGCAAAGACAGGTAGTTTCTATCTGAATGAAACAGTTTCGTTAACAGCAGCACTAGCATCAGGAGGGAGAGCTACTGGCACTCTTGACCTATCAGCTTATGTTAACGTCCCGACAGGACAGGCAATAGCAATTGATCAGGTAGACTTCATCTATCAAGCAGGGTCTGGTTACAAAGGAGCAGTAGGAGGAATGCTGGCTGCTAATGGTTCGGTTGGCGTTCAAGTCACCGACTTAAATCCGGGTACTTCTTTTGTTCGAGCCGATGACCAGTCCCTGGTAGCATCAGGAACTTTGAACATCGACGATAGCAACAACATCGCCACTCATTCGTCGGATCTCTACCCTGACAATTTCGGACCTTCTGGACTCTCAGATATGTTCATCGTCGTGAATGACCAGTTGTATATTACAGCCGGAAATGATAACGCTGCGGTTGGCGGTTCTACTATCTATGTCACTGCAAGGATTCGTTGCCGAGTAGTCAAACTATCCACAAAGGACTGGATGGCAGTTGCGATCCAATCAACGGCGGCTGACAACTGAGGGCTTCCAATGGATGCTCTCACCGACTCGGCAGCCGTGGCTCTTTGCGGATTAGCCCAGAAAGCGCTTGAAGAGAAGGGAGTTGATCCACTGCTCGCTGCTGCATTTGCTGAGCGAGCATGTCGCCCTCTGGTGCGTGGCGCTGGTCGGCGAGTAGTCAGAGGTGGCAAGAAGGTAGCAGGCAAGGTCAAGCGGAAGGCTTCAGCATACAACAAGAAGTATGCGAAGGCATACAAGGCACTCAAGAAGAAGCACCCTCGCTCTAAGTTTTCCGTTCTAGCCAAAAAGGCTCATGCAAAAGCAAAGAGGATGAAGTGAATGGCTGAAGACCCTACCCCCAGACAATTGCTTAAGCAGTTACAGGGAGGTCACTTTGTAGCATCAGGGGAAGCAGGGAGCCTTCCCTTGGTAGTCGCTACGGCTACAAATGGTTGGTTAGCCCAAATAGTAGCTGCGGCCGGAGGGAAGGTGTCTTATTCATTTCGGACTTACATAGATCTGGCCGGTTACAGTCAAGATGAACTCACAACCTTTCTTCAAGGAGTCGATATTCAGAAAAGTCAAGCACCTGGGTTCGCAACCAATGTTACTGAAGTGCTCGAGATAGATCTTATCACTACTCGTCAACTCACCGATTCAGAAGTTGGTATCGATTTCCTCGCTACCACTATGCCCGGATTCTTAGGTGAGACCCTCAATAGTCCTGGCGTGGATCTACAGGAAGTTATCTATGGAGAGCAGAGAACTTACACACCACCGAACCCAGCAACGGGAGCGTTCTATACTACTAATACTGAAACATGGGGTTCTGGTAATCCTACCGCCGCAGATAGACTTCATTGGACTAGAATATATTTGGTATCAATGACAGGTGATTCCTCCTTGTTAGTATATGCATCTAACCTGGTAATCCAAGCAATGACAGCTCGCGAAAAAGACCTAGTGTGGATTGACCGTCTTCGCAGAGCATACACTCAACGAAGGTCGGAACCCTGATGGCCAAGAAGAGGAAGAAGAAAGTCGAAGACGACGCATGGATGTGGATGAGTCAGCCAGTTGTGCCTGGTATGGTTTCCATTCATCAACATGACTCATCCCATTACCATGGAGGACCTGCAACGGTCACCACCACCTATCCAGGGAAGCCCATCAAGGAAATGCCGATTGAGGGATTCACCAGGGCGATGTTCGAATACGCTACTCTTGCTGCTCTCGATCCAACCAACATTCCGGAAGGGGCAGTATGGGCAGGTGCGTTGGGAATCGGATATAAGTGGGGACTTCTAATTGCCGTAGTAAAAGGAGTTTTAATCGGTGCTCCCCTCCTGGCTATCGTCGACCCTCAAGACAGGTGGGAAGGAGGCCTCGATGAGACTAGAGCATATCATGCAGCAGTAGCTGGAATTGCAGGCGCCCATCCAAATCTCAACAGGGAGATTCTCATGGGTGCTGGCTCGTGGGGCTCAGTGGTGTAATCAGTCCGGTATAGGTAGGTGTGAAGCCCAATGTTTGTCCAGGGCATACTGGGAAGTCGTATAGTACGCACATAGAGAACAGGAGTAAATCATTTCAAATGACACCTACACCACCAGTCTCCGGTAGGTACTGCGATGACCCCACCCTCGACCATCTCCAATCCACAAGACGGACATTCACCTCCCCACCCCAGACTTCCACTCATTGAATCAACTCACAAGGGTGACACTTGCAATATGGGCACTCTACAAACGGGGACAAAGTACACTTCAACCATTGTTTGCAATTCATTTGCCCAACACATCCTCGAAGATCTTCTTCATCTTGTCTCTCTCTTTCTCCCATGCTCCGGTTGTTCCCCTCTTCCAGTCTCTGATGATGTGGGCAGCTGCCGCTGAGCGGTTGTTTCCTGTCTGTTTCTTCATGCTGTCGAGGATGGCAACCACATCATGAGGGAGAGTCATGCAAACACTCGTCACATAGGTGCCAGATTCCTGCTTTTTGCGTACCATGTGGCAACCCAAGAAGTCCTCTGTAATAATATTTTGGCAGGATGAATAGGGCATAAGTTGAAGTTGGGAACCCCGTATTCCGCTACGCTTGCGGTGCTGCGTGGACCCTTAGCAGCAGGGTTGGGTTAGGCAGCAAGCGTGGATCACATAAGAGGATTAACCTACTTGCATGAATGTAATGTTTATTAGTGGCATTGTTACACGGGGCGATATGGCAACAGCAAAGACAGGTAGTTTCTATCTGAATGAAACAGTTTCGTTAACAGCAGCACTAGCATCAGGAGGGAGAGCTACTGGCACTCTTGACCTATCAGCT